CATGTCTGTCCAAGCCCACAAGCATGCCTACTGCACTCCACAAGCTCAAGGTGCAGCGCACTATTCGGAAGTTGAAGTAGGCTTCCCCAGCGCCCGCGAGGAGCTATTAATGGATTATTGTGAAGAGCCGGCGAACCCGCTAGAAACAGTATATGCCTACGTGCCGGTGAGCACGGTAACAAATGTCATCGCGAAACACGGCGGTATGGTCGAGGGCGAGGTGCCGCCCGGCGTCGCCCCCTTAAAAGCGTCTCGTCGCTAGCGCTCCGATCCGCGATTTTTTTCTTTTTTCACCTAAAATTTTTCCTTTCCAGCGAGCACAATACCATGAAAATGACAATAGTAATCGACACCGACGACCCTAATGGTATTTCGGACGCATTGAAAATCACACAAATCATGGACAGCAAGTACGGAAGCCACCCGCATTCCCGTAAAGAATCGTTTGGTAAAATCGAATTCATCAAAATTATTCGCCAATACATGAAGGAAAGCATCAAACATTTGAATGATGAAGAATCAAATCAAGTCACCGGTCTCGATGACATGGCTAACCTTCGCAATGCAAAGCGATTCGCTGACCGCATTTGGCAAAGCAAACTTTAACAACAAGGAGCAAACATGCTACACATTATTTTTCTATCCGCTATCATTGGCTGCAATGACCCACAAGAACTAGAAACCGCGATCCCGCTGACGCGGGATGAAGTATCTGAATCACTTGATAAGTCGGCCGAGCTACTGGACAATATGATTGAAACTTCTGAACAAATGCTGAAGAATTCTAAAACAATTATTAACAACCAAGATGCGATTTTTAGGGCAGTCACTAATTGTATTAGTGAGGAAACTTGCGATGCGCTCAAGGAATCGTTCACCATTGAAGCAGACTGACTCTATTAAAATTGGTGACTTGGTATCATTTAAGCCAAAGTATTATGGTGACTCAGATTGGTCCAATCCGGGCATTGTTCTGGATAGCTATCGCCATAGATTTAAAGATACTGTCCATGGAGATGAGCTGGTTTGGATAGTTTGGGTTGACGGCAATAAGTATATGGTAAATGAGCGCAACGATGATGTAATTCATGTAACGAAAAAATATTCGCGCAATCCTCTTGTGACAAAAAAATATGCGGAAAGGACCTAACAATTGAAGGTGGGCGATCTGGTAAAGATTAAAGTGGATCCGGTCAATTGGCTGGGGCACGGCATCGTCATGGAAGTGCTTAGCAAGAGCCATGTGCGTGTTAGATGGTTTGATGAGTGGAGCACCGAGGAACCATTTGGAACCACCAGTATTGCAACGCTAACAATTATCAGTGAGGCTCCTTGACATTTTCTTCACTTGACTTGTTTAATTTAACGAGCTATAATATATAATATAAGGAGCAACATGTTAGGATTTATCGCAGATACATTGTTTAAAGCAACATTCATTTACGTTTCGTGGTATGGTTTCAACGCTCTTTTTTGGATGATGCTACAATGAAAATAGGTGATTTGGTTAGAATGACTGGTTATGAGACTGGTTTAGTTGGTATTGTTATGGATATTATGCCTCACAAAACCAACAAGAAAACAAGACAGATAGGGATTCAATGGCTTACGCCGGGATATCCTTTTGATTGGGAGCCAGAAGGCTGGCTGGAGGTATTAAATGAAAGTAGGTGACAGGGTTAGAATGGAGCCCATGTGGAGATATGAGGTCGCTGAAGGTGTGATTGAAAAGATCATGTCTGATTACGTCGTTGTAAAGTGGAAAGGGATCCACGGGCAATGGCATTATACACATGAGCAAGCCGATCGACTGGAGGTTATCGATGACTTCACCGATACAGACGATCAAAGTCGGTGACTTGGTATGTATGAAAAAGGATACGGAGCAAAAAACCTTGGGTATTGTGATCGGGATTGGCTCTAGATATACAGAAATCACCCATCCCAACAGCATAGTGCGTGTTATGTGGACAAAGTGGCCACTTGAAAATGAGTGCTTTCTTTTCAAAAGAGCCTTGCATATTGTGAGTGAAGCATGATTAAATGTGTAACAAGAACTTTCTTTGACATACTTATATTCGGGCTCGTCGGGGCTTTTTATTGGTTATTGATTAGTTGGATGCTTGTATGAAGACTGGAGACATCGTTAAAGTGGTTTGGCTGGACGGTGACGAGCTTGTGGGAACTTACTTGAGGGAAGAGCGTGGGTATGTCATAGTCGAGGCTGACAAGCAGATTGTGCCTTGTTTGCCATCGAGCCTGAAAACGATAGAAAAAATAGAAAAGTAGTCTCTTGACATTTCCTTGACAACTTTCGCATTGACGAGAGCCGTCATGATGTTATATTATATGTATAGAAAGGAGAGAATACATGTCATACAATGGTACCGTCCGCTGCTCATACTGTTACCGCACAGGTCACAACTCTCGTACTTGCCCGAAAAAGAACGAGCATCTAAAGCAATATTACGAGAGGGCTATCGAGCAAGGCGATTATCGTGCTGATACATTCCGTCAAGAGTATGAAACCCGGACTGGTTTGAACATTGTCACTGGTGAGGCTATCCCCAAGCATAAGAAAAAGGTATCTAAAGTTCACTGTAGCTACTGTGGGCAACAGGGTCACACTCGCCGTACCTGCGAGTATCTTAAGGCAGACAGGAAAGTTTTTGCAGAGATTTCAAAGTTTACCAGAAAAGTAGTCTGGGAGCAGTTGGTAAACAACGGTGTCGGTGTAGGCTCAATCGTGCCGGTCCGCTCGTTTCAGTACCTTGGCGAAGATAAGGGATATGGTTACAAGTCAACTCTTCGCTACATTACGGGTTTTGAGTGGGAGGGCTGCCACTGGGGTAATAGTGAACTCAAAGCAACCCACAAAGATATTAAAGACATTGCAAAGCCCGGTTATGGTGATTCAACCACTATTGTTGGGCTCTTGCGACTATCGCGAGAACATATTGACAATGGCGAAGTTTCCGCCGATTTGATGAGTGCCACCACCACTTTCAATATGCCAAAGGGATGGCTTGACTTTGAAGATGAGGAGACTATTAAGTTTGCTTATAAGCAGTTTTTCACAACCAAGAAAGGCTACGAAAGGCGCCGGACTCAGTTTCGTTTCCCGAATGAGCAAGCAAGAGACATCATCATCAAACTTGGTTTGACCGATCATTATCCAAATATGATCTCGTCTTGACATTTCTCTGACAATAAAATACTTGACTACAAAGCCTTTCGGTGCTATATTTATAGAGTAAGGCAAAGAACTAATAACCTCCCAAACTGGAGAACACAACATGGCTATCGACTTCACAACATTCACCGCTACCGCTCCGTACATCCTTGACTCGCGCCTTCCGGTGCTGCTTCGTGGGCGTCACGGTATCGGTAAATCTCAAGTAGTTTACCAAATCGCAGAGGAGCGCGGACTGCCAGTGGTAGAACGCCGCGCATCTCAGATGACTGAAGGTGACTTGCTTGGTCTTCCTGACACGGCTGACACGTCTATCAACGGTCGCAAGGCTACCACTTGGAACGCGCCTGATTGGCTTGTCACTGCGTGTGAGCAAGGTGTTCTCCTCTTCTTGGATGAGGTTGACCGTGCCACTATGGAAGTCCGTCAAGGTCTCTTCGAGCTTACTGATAGCCGCAAGCTGAATGGCTGGCATCTGCACGAGGATACTTTGATTGTTGCTGCCGTCAATGGTGGTGAACACGGTGCCCAATACCAAGTGGGCGAGATGGACCCTGCAGAGCTTGACCGCTGGACTGTGTTCGATGTTGAGCCTACCACCGAGGACTGGCTTAAGTGGGCTAACGGACGGGTTCCATCTATTGTTTGGGACTTCATTAACCACAATCGTAAGCACCTTGAGCACGAGGGCGATTTCGAGCCAAACAAGGTTTACCCTTCCCGGCGCTCTTGGGATCGCTTTAGCACCGCAGCCGAACCGGCCGGCGTGTTTGGCGAAGAAGGTAACCGTGACTTGCTGTTCAACCTTGCAACCGCATTCGTTGGCTTCGAGGCTGCTGTTTCCCTTCGCGACTTCGTTGAAAAGTACGAGTGGCAAGTGACCATTGAAGACCTCATCGATAACGGAGAGTTCGACAAGATTGACAAGTGGGGCATCAACGACCACGCTGCAATGATTGAGAAGTTCGAGGCATCGGATATCTTCAAAGCAGACTTGTCCGATGACCAGATTACCAACCTTGCTGAGTACTTTGTTCGGTTGCCATCCGAGATTGCCATGAAGCTTTGGACTGTTCTCGGTGACACTGATAACATTAACAATGTAGTTGCCCTCCACAAGGCACATACCGGTGACGGTACAAGCGTGTCGGAGCATCTTGTCGAGATTCTGGGTGGTAACACCGACAGCTAAAATGTTCAACAACCTACCGCCAAGCAATCTTGAACCGGAGATTGGCGACTTATGTAAGTTGCAAGGCGGTAGTTTACATTTTATCAGCAAACATGGTGTAGGGATTGTTGTTGGCATCCACTTTGAAAGCTACACGAGAATCCCACAATACGAAATAAAATGGTTGAAAAGCGATAAGCATATGAGATTTGCTAAGGGTGATATCGAGGTAGTATCGCGTGTCAACTAAAACGTGGATTGATAAAATCGACATTGGTGATCTTGTAGTTAACAAACAAGAGGGCTTACCAGCGATTGTTCTTGACAAGCAAGAAACCACAAAAGCTAAGTACGGTGATATCGTTAACCGAAGATACAGGTTTAAAGTATATTTATCGGACGGAGATTCTGGTTGGATCACTGAAACAACTTTTAGAGCCCTGTATAAACTTCCTTGACATTTGCTTGACAACTTATGCATTGACATCCTTGGCTGTCGGTGCTATATTATAAGAGTAAGGAGAAAACATGTCCGACGATACCAAGAAGCCTTTTGACCTCAATATGCACACAGCGCGCTTGCTCATGCGTGAGCCTTTCTTTGCAGCGTTGTCGCGTCGTATTGACAAGATTTCGACCACTGCGATCCCTACTGCAGGTGTTCGGGTTAACCCAGACAGCGCACAGTTTGAGTTGATGTACAACCCTGAGTTTATGGCTTCGCTCTCTGACACGCACAAACAAGGCGTGCTGATGCACGAGTTCTATCACCTTGTGTTTGAACATGTGACGGGTCGCAAGCCGGCCGATGGTCTCAAGCGGATTGATAACATTGCGATGGACCTCTCTATCAACTGTCATATCTCAAACCTACTCCCCAGTGAGTCTAACCCCGGTCCCGAAGTAAACGGTGAAGCCATGAAGGCGTGTATCCCCGGAGAAGGATTATTCTCTGAGCTTCCACCGAACAAGACCTATGAGTGGTACCTTGAGGAACTTAAGAAGATGGGCGAAGACCAAGAAGAAGGCGGTGAGGGTAAAGGCGGCGCTGGCGACCCCTTTGGTAACATGGACTCGCTTGATTCACACGATGACTTCGGTGAGGTCGATGGCACCACGCAAGAGATTGCCAGCGAGCGTATGAAGGAAGCTATCAAGAAAGCTGCCGACGAAGCTGAAAAGCAGCGTAACTGGGGTACCGTGTCTTCTTCGATGCGTCAAGATATCATGGAGCGTATCGCAACCAAGATTGACTGGCGCAAGGTGCTACGCTACTTTGTGAAGACCTCACAGCGCGCAGACAAGCGGTCTACACCGCGTCGCATCAACAAGCGCTTCCCCAAGGTCCACCCCGGCAAGCGCGTGCGTAGACAGGCTAAAATCGCCGTTTCTATTGACCAGTCGGGCTCTGTCGATGACGGCATGCTGACGGCGTTTTTCTCCGAGCTTAACAAGCTGGCAGAGATTGCCGAGTTCACTGTGATTCCTTTTGATACTGCGGTTGCTGAGAACAAGGTCTACACTTGGAAGAAAGGGCAGACGAAGAAGACTGAGCGAGTTCTGACTGGTGGTACATGCTTCAACGCGCCGACCAAGTATGTCAATGAACGTGACTTTGACGGACACATTGTATTGACTGATATGATGGCTCCTAAGCCAGTGCCAAGCAAATGCCAGCGTATGTGGATGACAACGACTGCGTATGCATCGCGTCCATACTTTTCAACCAATGAGCGCGTTATCGCCATCGACTCTTGACATCTGCTTGACATTTCACCCCTTGACCTTTATTCTTATGAGGTTATATTATATGTGTAGAAAGGAGAAAACACATGATTAAAGAACTTCCATTGATTCGAGATCCCAACTGGGGCAAGAACTTGACACCTTTAGAGAAACGTATTCTTGGGCTGGACTCGATGATTACTGCCCTGATGATGCAGGGTTCCATGAACGACCCTCGTTCAACCAAAGAAGAAGTGGAAACTTTTATGACACTCAGTGTTGCAGCAACAGAGCCAGCGGAGGCGTAATGACATCTTTTGATATCAAACTTTATTGTAAAAAAACAAGGACTTACGAGACTTTGGCATGTGTTCTTGCGGAAACAAAGCGAGAGGCAATGAACATTTTTATGAAAGAAAACAACTATAAAACGCCAGATGGCTTTTATCTTTACGTTAAAACCCCAGCTTGTCTTTAGAGGTCGCAGTGGAACTACCCGTAATCGTTAATATGCGGCCGATGCTTTACACTGATGGTAATGGTCAAAAGTGGGCTGTATCCGGTCAGTTTTGGTTGCCAGTACCCGACACAGCAACACTTGATACCATTGATGATGTAATGGTTTACAAGCCCCGTGAAGCCGCTCAGGCGCCTTCTGGTGTCCAGTCTTGGGAAGTGCTTGGCAGCACCGGTAAAAGCTACACAGTGACGTATGACGGACATGTATGGGGCTGTACATGCCCCGGTTTCGGTTGGCGGCGAAAGTGCCGGCACGTCACGCAGAAAATGCACGAGATCTCTTGACATTTACATGACAAACTAACCCTTGATTTCTTACCCTGCTAATGTTATATTATAAGAGTAAGAAGGAGAAAGCAAATGCTTCAAAATCGACGCGGCATGATGGTCGCTCTTATTATCGCTGACGTGACCTGCTGGTCCGCCCTTATTTTCCTTGCCTTCCAATGGGCAACTTGTTAGGAGACAACAAAATGAATGACGAACTTTTGAATATTACACTTACCGAATCTGAGGTTAATATGATTATGGATGCACTCAATGGTGCTATTATGCCAACGCCTGAATCACAGGAACTCATGCACGATCTTTTTGAGCAGGTTGCACGTCACGATGACCCTGATTGGAACATCGACATCGAGCCTACTGATATTGACGAGGGCTTTAGTTTTGCAGTCGCCGAGGATGATTTTATCGATGCTGGTATTCAGGCGAGAGAGCAAATGAAAGCAAACAGCCGCGCTGCAGAACGTCGCGAGGCAACTTTTAAGTTTGGAAAGTTTACGATTAAAGACCCGTCTGATGATACTACAGAAGTATCAGAGCTGCAAAGTCATGACGTGTGGTCGCGACCAAACGATCCTTTGAAGTGGTGAGATTATGACATATATTGAGCAGAACATAATGATGGCTATCTCCGCCATAGTATTTTATGGCATGTTCTATCTCTTGACAAACTCTTGACATATATTTATTGGCAATAATCTTTAAACGTGTTATATTAGTTATATAAAGGAGAAAACATGAAAGTCGGTGATTTGATCAGCGTGAAGCTGCCGAGCATACAGCCATACATCGGATTAGCCATCAAAGCCAATGACAGGGGCGAAGTATTAGTACGCTCGATGGATGGCGCGCTTGAGTATTGGGTCAATAGTTGGGGCGGGAAGGTGATTAATGAAAGTCGGTGATTTGGTAAAGGTTAGGTATGACGACACAGTGGGTCTTGTGACGAAAATAGAGGTGACATCCTACGATGTGTGGGTGTGGTTGCATACTGGTGAAAACTTTCAACAGAATAAGCTGGAGGTAATAAATGAAAGTCGGTGATTTGGTAAGAGTTAGGACGAAGCATGACGGTGAGAAACTGGGTGTAATCGTTGAGGTTGACAAGGAGCTTGGTGTTCGTATCAAGCCACAAAACCACCCTCGTGACATTTGGGGTCTTCCACAAGATGTTAAAGTTTTGGTGAGTGTATAATGAGTAATGAAGAGTTTAAGCGAGATATTGAACGTGCTGAGCGAGTGATAACGATTATCAGCACTCTGGGCTGCGTTGTTTGTGCTTTTTACATTGCTCTTGCACTTTGGAGATGGTAATGCGTCTTGGTGACCTCGTTACGTTTCTCGGCGAGACTAGAGATACGCATGCGCGGATCGGGATTATTATTGGCTTTAACCACTTTGAAAGCCGTGCTAAGATTTTATGGTTGGCTTACAACTCTGTTAAATGGGAACCGACCGCGTGGTTGAAAACTGTAACTAAATCGTATCGTGTCTCTTGACATTCTCTTGACAACTTAACCCTTGCATGCCACCACTCCCTATGTTATATTATATGTATAGAAAGGAGAGAGAAAATGGTTTTGTTGTTGGTTACTCTTAGTGTGTTTGCTGCCGCCGGTGCTGCTATCTACATGATTTATTCACTTGAAAATGGAGAGAACAAATGAACTGGCCACAATGTTTTGAATGCGGTGAAGAGTTTAACCCAAAGCGTAAAGCATTGGGATACGAACACTGCTTAGAGTGTGGTGAGAGTCACGCGAATATTGTCTCCGAACGGATGAAGAAGTGTACAGCGCCACTTTACAATAAGGGTGCATATCAATATGTTGGAAGTGTGCAAGATGCACGATTGGCAGGTCGATAATGAAAGTCGGTGATTTAGTAGCTTGGCGCAGTCCAACATGGGCTGGAAAGGAATCGATTGGTTTGGTTGTTGAGACTGGCAAGTTCACGGGCAATGGCGATGTCAGGGTTTTATGGAATCGTGGCATTGACTGTCACGAGCCACATGTACATAACAGTAAGTTTCTTAAACTCGTGACATCTTCTTGACACGATCACCCTTGTAAAACCCCTTCCGCTATGTTATATTATATATGTAATCAAGGAGAGCATTACACATGAAAGTCAAAGCAGTAATCAAGAAAATCAAAACTCACTTCAAGAAGCAAGGTATTGACATCGAGGTAACCAACGATACTGGTCGCTGGGCTTTCGAGCACAATGGGTATGTCGGTTCGTTCTTGGCTAACGGTCGATGTAACGATGAAGACCAAATGGATGCCGAGGCTTGCAACTTCCACGTCCGTCGAGTCGATGATCACAGTTGTCTTTACAGCGACTACTATGCCGGATCGTTCCGCGACAATGCAACTCAGATGATTCACTCTTTGTTGCCGCCACCGCCTAAGTTCACCCCCGGTCAGCTTGTTCGGGGCAAAGATAACAAGCGAGCGACCCGTCAAGGCTACGCTGGCTTGACCGGTCTGGTGACTGATGCCGGGACTGGTGGACAAGTGATCGTTGAGTGGATGGGACCAAACGTTCGGAAGACCACTTATAAAGTTTCTTACCCTGAGCGGGATCTGATCCTGCTCTCATAGATTGGAGATAAAACTATGAACAACTTTCAAATGCATATTTGGCAACAGAAGCTCGAAGCCCTGACCGCTTTGGCAGGCGAGATCAAAAGAAAAGAAGGCAGTCACTCGGACAACTACAAGAAGATTGTAGAACAGATGATTGTGGTTGAGAACCAGATCTTGGATGCCGGCGGTAATGTGTCTTACTTGCCATTTGGTAAAGATGATGACTTGCCACCAGCGGCTTGACATTCTCTTGACAACTTAGCCCTTGCATTCGCCCCTCCACTATGTTATATTATATGTATAAAGAGGAGAGAGGAACTTATGAAAACCCTTATTGAACTTTTGAGCGCATACTGTGAACTTCTTCGAGAGGAGACGCTTCGCGCTGTCAAACATGTTAAGACTGACGTTGACAACTACTTGACAAACTAATCATTGACTTTTACCCTCGCGGGTGTTATATTATATGTATAGAAAGGAGAGAGAACCATGTGGGAAGTCTACCATGAAGCCGGTCAGCAGTGGCCATACGAGATCCGCCGTCAACGCTGTGGCACCAAGGCGAAAGCCTACGCGACTGCTCTCACGGATTCTGCTGAAACTGGTGGCTTCGTCGCTGTTCACCGCAACGGCATTGAGATCGCATCTTTCCTCCGTGGTAAACTTGTCCGAGAGTGCTGACATTCTCTTGACAACTTAGTTGTTGACTTTACCCCCCGCTCATGTTATATTATTAGTATAGAAAGAAAGGAGTTCATCTATGTTGCGTGCTATCGACCAAATCAAGATTCAAACCAAGAAAAACTACAAGCCTGCTCCTGCGCCTCCAACGCGCAAGCAGATCACCGGCTGGACCGTTGAGCAAGTTGCTCCGCAAATGTGGGTTGTGTTCCGCAACTCTACTAAGCAAGGCAAGCAAGCTGTGATGGACTTCCCTGATCGCGAATGGGCTCAATCGTTTGCTGATGGCTGCAACGCTGAGCACAAGAACCCAACCAAGATGAGCGCCAAGAGCCTGAAGCGTAAAGACGCTAAGTATCTGACCGATGAAGAGAAGGCTGACCTTGCCGCGCTTGAATCTGGCGAAGGCATCTGATCGTACCCGAAACCCGCAAAGCGCCAAGCGCGAGAGGTTAAAATAATGAAGTTTCGACACTAACGGCTATAAGAGGATTAGCCACCCTCATGACAATAAAGTCTAACCCGCTGGAACTAACTGAAGACAGCCAGCATTATAAATATAGAGTCTTATGTAAGGGAATACTCGAAGGGGCTGCGAGTCTAAATAAAGATCCCACATTTTATTATGTCTAAGTATTATATCACACAGAGTATTGTTGAGATGGTTGATGGTCGTATCACCGGCCGTGAAGTCATTCTAACGAGAGCAGACGCAAAGGTAGACAAGGACTCTGCCCGCTTCCGCGATGTCCGATACTTCAAATCAAAACTTGAAGCACTGGGTATTCTAAATCTGCATGTGAACAAATACGAGAAGAAGCGTTACAATAAACTGCTGAGAGAACAAAACAAATATCGTAAAGATAATAAACTCACAGTAGCGGACTTGGCACGCATGCAAGCAGAAGCCGATAAAGCATTTGATAAGAAGGAGGGCAGTGAGTGTTTAGAGTCGGAGAGTTAATCAAAAGAAAAAACGTATCTGGTGTTAAGTCTTATTGTATAGTAGTGGATGTAGAGAATAGAGACACAGTTACAATCTATAGTAACTCTCTTAAGTCAGTATTAACGTATCCTATGCAGGTATTGTCTGATTTGTATGAGCCTATAGATAGTGTTAATAAACGTATACAGGAAGAGATTGTTTACGAGTTTACCTAAATGTGTAGTTTTTTGACTGTATGTTATGCGAAACTAATCTTTATTTAGTGTATACTTTTTTATACGGTGTATCTTATTTGATACTGTATAACTTTTGATACGGTTGTTTGTGAGGGTTTAGTATAAGGGTGATCTCTGTATCTGTCAAGTGTCAAGTCAGATTCTGTCCGCATTGCAAGAAACATTCTTTTGCGACATATGCGACAATACTTGACAATCCCTTGACAAGATATGATTGACTTTGCATGCACCTCGTGTTATATTGATAGTATAGAGAGAGGGAACCATGATTAGACTGTTCATATCAACCATCATCAACTTCTTATTGCCGGGCTTCGGTCTGCTTTTGTACGGACGGTTCCTTGCTTGCTTTGGTTGGGCAGTGTCTAGCTGCCTGCTTGGACCGCTAGCCATTCCGGGCGCCATCATTCACACCTTCCTAGCCTACTTGGATTCGAGAGGAGAGTAGATAAAATGATTAACGATTATATTGCTGATTACTTCGGAGCGATTGTCATTGGTCTTTTGTTTGTAGCATTTGTAGCATCGACATGATACAAGCGAGACTACAATGAAAGATAAACGTTTAAGAGATAGACTGGCAGACTGCAGTTTGTTCCTGCCTTTTGTACCAGTGCTTGCTTATCTCTATGCCGGTCTATTGATTGACTATGTGCGCTGGCATGTGAGAGAAAGTCGCGAGAGTAATAATAAATAATACATTAACCCTATACTATAGAGAGAGACAAAAGCATGCGACATCATATGTCAGTTTGAAAGTACAATATGTGGAAGGACTACCCCCCTACTACCCCCCTACCCGAATGTATGTCACTGCATATGCGACAGTACGCGACAGCGGTGCTAGACCCTTTTTCGATACGCCTAAAAAATTTCCAAATATTAAATTAGGAGATAATTATAACTGACACAACATAGGGGATAGACATGTCACATTTCGGACCACACTTGATTATGGACTTGAGAGAGTGCAATAGTGATAAGTTAAACAGCAAAGAGTTAGTATACGACATACTACTAAACTTACCCGAGAAGATTGGAATGACACGCATATCAGAGCCAGACGTGTTTCATTACAGTGGAAAGGTGCCAGAGGACCATGGTGTAACAGGCGTTGTGGTGCTAGCAGAGAGCCATTGTTCGATACATACGTTCCCAGAGAAGGGTTATTGCTTCGTGGATATCTTCAGTTGCAAGGAATTTGATACCAAAACAGCGCTTAATGAGATTGTAGAAGCGTTTGAAAGCAACAAATTTGACGTGCAAGTGTTAAAACGCGGTGTTGGGTTCCCTAAAAAATAGCCCAAAAAAATTTTACCACATATAGAGCCCAGTACGCTAGTTAAAATGAGGGCAATATGTGGGATATAAGGAAAGAGTAAGCGAATTCTTTCAGAAACCACCCAAGCATGGCTTGAAACCGGGTGACTTGGTGACTTGTTCATGCCATGGGGGTGTAGCGATAGTGTTAGAATTGTATGATGCGGCCGTGGAGGAAGACGGGAATTTCAGTCCCGGTATGAACATGGCTAAAATATTTTGGATCAGATACCCACATGATGGCGTCCTTGAGCGTGTATGGATGCATACCATACGCAAACTACGCAAAGTGAGGGATTATGATGGACGATCCGTCTGATTTAGGCGCATACCCACCAACGCAGGAATGCAAGTATGAATTAGGCGACTTGGTGCGGTTTGTTAGCTATTATTACTCACCAGACTTTTATTATCCCGCGCATGAAGACCTTACGTACGGCATAATTGTACAAGTACTGGATAGATCCGTGTATTATCCCGTGTATAGAGTGTATTGGTTTAAGGCGCACTTGGTTACGACGGTGATTGAGTCACAATTGCGTAAATATTCACCGTAATCTTGGTATAATCTTTTTTTAGTGTGTATATATGCACGATAAGGATTTTTACATCATGAAGTACGTTGTGTTTATTGGTTGTTTAGCCGTTAGTGGCACTGTGGCAAAGGCGGAGAGCAAAGACTTATCAGTACTGCGCTGGTTAACTGCGGACGATTCTAGCGCTGTTGTAGAGCCTTTAATAAACATCGACAACAAATCCACCCTTTTGAAATCAAATCGGTTTGTAGAGCCGGTGTCCACATGCAAGCTTGTGAACGCAAAAGATTTTATTGCACAAGCCAACCATTGCAAAAGCACTCGACAAGGGTGGCTAAAGATTTAGCTTAGCACATATATACTACGTGGGCAATGATCAAAACGATCTCTATGATTTAGAGGCTGGTGATATTTTGTACGATTGCATACAAGGTACATTCGGCGTGCTGTGTAGTCGTAAACTTGAGTTTCGTTATAGCAAAATGCGCCATGACGACTACGGCGAGGAAGTAAGTCACTTGGCGGTCTGGAAAATATATTGGGGTCCAAATGACTTTTCCCGCTACACTGAGTCAAGCATCTTTAAAATGATTGATTCAAACCGCTTAAAGTTGTTTAAATCGTGATTTATTATGTACGAAGACTGGCGTAATGAAGCTGAATCCGTTATACTCGAATCCGGCGATATGATCGTTGACATTCTCACCAAGGAACCAACTTATGGAGTTTTGCTTGAACGCGTTAAGGATAAGACTATGGAAGGCACTCAAATGCACTTTTGGAAAATTAAATGGTCTACTTACGAAAACGATGCTCACAACGCACCGAATCCTATAATGATGGAAGAATGCGGTCTTAAGATGTCTATTTATGTTGGCTTTTATGATTTGTACAAAAAAACATAAGAAAAAATTTAGGAAAAAATTTACCGATTTAAAAAATGAAAAATAAAAATTTTAAAATAGGGGATCTTGTGGTTTATGAAATAAATCGAGAAATGCCATACCCATCAAAAACATGGGCGGGGGTCGCGGCCGGACACACATATTCGATCGGTATAGTCATCAAGGATCATGATGCGCTGCGTAATGAAAAACAAATAAATTTATACGAAATGTGCGCCGTGTACGACATTAAAGATAGCCGCACTTACGTATATCGATTAGAGAATCTGCGTTTGCTCTCTGATTAACTGTAGTTACTTTAGTGGAAACATTAAAACATTTATGGATTTCCGTCTGTTACACGGCGATGATTTGTAATGTTTGCATGTTTTTCTACGGAACCTATATCGAGTATCCACATTTACAGTTTTTAGCGCTAATAAACTTAATTTTATTAAGTTTTGTATTTTTAAAGGATTAAAATCGATATAAAATTATAGTTAATAGAGGGCGACACATGAAAATTTTATTATTAGCTTTGTCTTTTCTAACTTCTTGCTACACTGATTACAGTATTGGCGATCAATCAGAAGATAGAACCATTAGAGAACAGGTTGAGGTTGAGGTATTAGTAGAGGTGCCCGTTGAGGTGCCCGTGCATGTAGAAGTAGAGGTACCAGTTAATGAAGGTATTATTTGGGTTGATTCCTTTACACAACACATGTCTGTGGATGGTATTGATATTATTTGGGTAATCGACCGATCGGGCTCTATGGCTACCCACAACGATAGATTAATTGCCGGTGTTGAAGCTATGATTGCTGCGTTGCCGACATCCGATTGGAGATTGGTAATGATTAGTGCCGATCCACGTAAAGCAGTTACAAGCACTGAATTTCCTCTAGTGCCGGGTGATGATGGTGATGATGCAAGAGATATGCTGGACACCCTTATAAGTGCGCCGTTTGAAGAAGGCTTTAATTCAGTTTATGATTATATCGTAAATAACCCTTATTCAAATACTTGGATGCGCCCGGACGCGGGGTTACTTGTTGTGTTTGTTTCTGATGAAGATGAACAAAGCTACGTTGAATATCCGGCAGTTTCAGATTTTATGGATTGGTACAGCTCCAGAAGGATGGGTTCAGTGTTTATGGCGAGCATTATTAATATTGAACCTGAAGATTCTCTTTGCGGTGGCTGGGTTCCAAGTCACTATATCGGAAAAAGATACCGTGAAGCAACAAATATGCTAAGCGGAGTCGTTCTTGATATATGTAGTGAGGATTGGACACCCGGTGTTACTGATGCCACTCACTCTATTGAACCTTACGAGAGTTTAAAATTAACTCATGAAGCAGAAGCAGACTCTATCCGTGTATTCATAGACGGACAATTAAATCATGATTGGTACTATCAACCATCTGATAATACAGTTTATTTCACTATTCTGCCCACCGCAGGGTCATTAGTTGAAATAGGATATAGGTATATTGAAGCTACAGATACCGGCGACACCGGTAATTAAGGAAATAAAAAAAATGAAAAAGCTTTTGAAGTATTTGCCAATGGTTATGATGTCTTTATTTTTGGGTGTGTCGTCGGCAAGCGACCAAATTAATTATTCACCCAACAAACCTGTTGATAAGGTAAATAAATCACTTTCTATGGTTGAAAAGAAAGTCAGAGGTGCTGCTGTTAAAGTTGTCACATCTACAGGTCATGGTAGTGGCACGGTTGTGCAATATAAAGATTTAACTTTAGTTTTAACTGCACGACACGTAGCTGATGGAGTTCTTGGTAGAACTTATTTAGTGGCTAACGAGAGTGAACAAAGATCTGGAACTTTAATATTTCAAAGTCAAGAACATGATATAGCTGTGCTTGTAGTCTCCACTCCTTTTAGATACCTTAAGGCAATGCCATGGAAACCAACAAAAGACTATAGTGTTGGAACAGATATTGTGTATTCTGGTCATCCATCTTGGCACAAATTAATGTCTTTTAACGGCCGAATTGTCGGCTACGAAGACATTGTGGGCTCTGGAACTCAACTTATTGTGAATACATACGGTTGGTTTGGCTGTTCAGGTTCTGGAGTTTATAATACAAGCGGAGAATTAGTTGGTATACTATATGGTGTTGACGTGCAGTATGCTTACGGTACACAAATACAAGAAAATCTTATTTGGGTTGCTCCAATAAGAAATCTAGATATCAAAAGTTCTCTCGATGCATTTTGTCGAGGCAGTATTAAAAATTATAAAGCTTGCAGATGAATCGAAAATGGGATAAATTTCTCACTGAGGGAGAACTAAGAACAGTCGGAATTGTCGCTTGTCTTAATGACAAGCGACAATTTCTTATTATAAGACGTTCTAGTATTGATAAACGTGCAGGTCAGTGGACAATACCCGGAGGTCACATAGATGATACTGATGATTCTATCGAAGCAGGTGCCATTAGAGAACTTGACGAAGAAACTAATTTGAAATGCAATGTTTCTGACCTGATTTATATGGGCGAACCAAAGCCTCAGAAGTATTATTTTTTAACTAGAAAATGGACTGGTGAAGTAAATGTTGATAAACCAAATCCTCACACCGGACAAGTTGAGCATGATGACTGGAAGTGGTTAACAATAGACGAGATAAAAGACTTGGAAAATAGCGAGATACCGATCTATTTATTGGAGAAAGCTTTAAAAACTGCAGGATTTGATGAGAATGGATGATTTGTACGGTTCTATAGAAGAGACAACACTTAACGATGACTTACTAGATGAGGAAGGTCTTCGTCAGTGGTTTAAAAAGGGTGGATGGCGTCAAGCAGGTGGTAAATACGATGGCAAACCTTGCGCTCGTCAGCCCGGTCAAAAAACCACACCCAAATGTGTATCTCGAAAAAAATATCGTAGTATGAGTAAGAAAGAAAGAGAGTCAGCCGGTCGCCGAAAGCGAAAAAAAGATCCGAATCAAACAAAAAAACGTGGTGCTGCAAAGCCTACTTACGTTAAAACTGATCCACAAAAAGGTGGTCGTAAGAAAAAAAGAAAATCTAAAAAGAAAAACGAGGAATTACAAATGACTTTAGAGCAAATTATTCAAGAGGAGCTTGAAGCTGTTATTGATGAAAAGCGCAAAAAGAAAAAGAAGAAAAAGAAGGGTGGAAAGAAAGATGCCTGTTATCATAAAGTAAAATCACGTTATAAGGTGTGGCCATCTGCCTATGCTTCTGGTGCTCTTGTTAAGTGTCGCAAAGTTGGTGCTAAAAACTGGGGTAACTCTACAAAAGAAGAATTAGAAATTAACATACATAATGAACTAGATCTCATTGTACAAGAGTCACATTCAGCGGCCGATGAAAAGAAGCTCAAAAAGATTGCGAAACAATTAAGAAACTCCACTAAAATGCACGCTGACCAAGCAGAAGATTTAGAGGTTC